GTGAGTGTTGTCGTAGAATAGAACTATGCCATTAAAGCAAACTAGTTGGATCTCCTCTGGCTTTACCTCCCTTGCCACTCAACAGAGTGACAACGGAGGGGCCTTTGTGCAGGTGAAACCCGGAAAAGCCTATACGGCTTATTCAGGAACACAAGCATCCATCAGCACCGATAACGGTACTGGTGGGGATTTCCGACCTTGTGAACACTACAAGAAGTACGTTCGCTATCCCGGTCTTAACCTTAATTTGGTTAATACCGATGCAGTTTCGTTTCCTAAAACCCGTAAGGGCGAGGATTCGTACTGCTTTGCAACATTCGCCAACACGTTTCATAACGCGTTGGCTGGTTCTGGAGACCTTTCATCCATTAATTTGGATTGGAGTGCTCTAGGGGCGCAAGCCGTTGCAGCGATGCTTCCTTCTCTCTCTAATGGGGTCAATTTAATGACCTTTCTTATTGAGTTGAGGGACTTTAAGAAACTAGGGCAAGCCCTTTACGAAAAAGCTATCGGGCTTAAATTGCTCGAAGCTACTATAGGCCTTAAACTTACCAAATCTGGTAAGTCGGCTAATGGTATCGTTAAGGATGCATCTAGTTCTTATTTGTCGTACATGTTTGCGTGGAAACCGTTGATCAATGATCTGGTTTCTATCTCAAATAACCTCACGGCGTTTAATAAACGCCTTGATGAGTATGTGCGTAGAGCTGGTACGCCTCAACAAAGGTATTGGGGTGTCAACGTGTCTGGAGCGATTTCTTCAAATCGCCTCATTCAAGGTGGCACCAACTCCAGTGGCATCCGTTCAGGATGGACACCCGGAGTCAATTACCGTATTGAGGAATACGACGCTCAGCCCGCCCGGTATTCCGCTACCATGAGGTATCGGTATACTATGTCTAAGGACCTTATTGAAAAGGCTCGAGGACTGGGTGGGTTTCTGGACATGTTAGGTGTGAATGCAAATCCGCAAACGATATGGAATGCAATTCCATTCTCGTTCCTGGTTGACTGGGTAGTCAACATAGGGTCATATCTATCGCGTCTGCGTGTCGACAATGTCGACATGCGTTCAACGACAGAGATACTTGACTTTTGCCATTCGGTAAAAGGCAAGCGCAAGTACCGTTTCACGGTTGACATGATCAATCGGAATTCCGCTGGGGTTTCTACCGCAGAAGGAAAGCCGAAAGAATATGCACTAGCCGAGATATCGTACTACCGTAGAATTAAGACAATTCCTAATATCTACGCAGCACTTACTACGAGCGGTCTCTCTGGGACTGAAATGCTCCTTGGTGGAGCTTTAGTCGCAACGAGATACAAGAAGTAGGTTACTTCTTGTGTCATGTACAAAGCCCGTAGTTTCCAATACAGACGTCTAATTAAGGACGTCTGAACTGAAAACATAGAAAGAAGACAAAAGTATGGCTCTTACAGCCGACATTGCATTGAACCCAACCACGTACGGTGGAGCAAACGTAAGCAAGACGTATAGTCTGCTAGGTTACTCCAGCCTCTCCGAAGCCACCCGAAGGGTGGCGGCTACTGCAACCACGACCCCTGAGACCCTTGCAATTAAGCATCGGGAAATCAAGGTCAAGGATTGCATGACTGATCAACATCTCGTGCGGCTGGATACTCAGCTGACCGACCCTGTCAAGGGTCAGTGTCAGCTTAGTGCCCGCCTCATCCTCGAAGTTCCGAAAGGAACGACGGTGGTGACGAGCCAGATGATTCTGGACATTGTTGGGCGTCTCATTGGTCTTGAACAGACCGCTGGGATCCTCGACAAGCTGTTGAACAGCGAAGCCTGATTTCCATTTGGAAATCTGGACGGATGGGACGCTACGGTTCTGCTAGGCTTCCTAGCCAGGCAGCGATTGTAGCACCCGAAGTGGTTCTCCCCTGAAATGGGGAAGTCCATTGCTATGCAGGTAGTCTGACGCCAAACTTTTGGTACGTCTATGCCCGTTAAGGGCGGCGTTCAAAAGCCAATGTAAAAGCATATATGATAAACATATACTTAAACATCGTCAGTTGCCTCCACAGTGATGTGGTTGGCGAGTCCTATTCTGAGACAGAGTGTCAGCGCGATATCGTAGAAATACGACGTCGAACTAATGCTCAAGGTATAGCCTTTTTAACAAAGACTCTACCGCGGTTTGGAAAAGCAATTGATTTTGCTCTAGCCAAACGTGTACCTCTCACAGTTCCCGGCTTCAAAAAGAAGCGAGGAACCCAATTACCACAATTTCTGTGGGGATTGGTGAGCCAGGTATTCGATCAGAATGGGTGTGAGTTACCACTCGGTAACTCCCACGCGCTAAAATCACTGCGTCAGATATGCTTCATCTTTTACAAGTTGAAGCTACCATATGAAGCGGAAGATACAAAGAAAGTCATCGACTCCTTTGTGGAAGTGGATCGAAATCTCAATTACAGAAGAGAAAATCTCTCTGACATTGAGAAGGGTATACATTGGCAAGCTACGAAAATTATTCGTAACGTGCTGTGTAACCTTGATCCTAGGTCTATACGACCTAAGCACGGACCCGGTGTTGTGGCCACAGGTGAAAAACCTTGGCAAAAGCCTCATTTTGAGGTGTACAACACTAGTATCGCGCGTGTTTATCCGTACGAAGAAAATTTCTTCTACGGACTGACACACTTCACTGATCGACTTGATCAGTTCTTGCGCCTTGACGAAACTTCTGGACGTTCAGCACGTGTAGTGCTTGTCCCGAAGGATAGTCGAGGCCCGCGTCTCATATCGTGCGAACCCGTTGAAAACCAATGGATTCAGCAGGGTCAAATGAAGTTGCTTGTTAAGCACCTTGAATCACACAAACTAACGAAAGGACATCTGAACTTTACAGATCAGACGTTCAACCGTTGGTATGCGTGGCTTGGTAGCCAAACCGGCGACCTTGCGACCCTAGATATGAAGGAAGCTTCTGATCGTGTTTCTCTCGCCCTAGTGGAGGAATTGTTTCCTCCTCTTTGGGTAGAGGCCTTGAAAGCCTCGAGAAGCGCGACTACGAAGTTACCTGATGGCCAAGTAGTGGCAATGAAGAAGTTCGCTCCCATGGGGTCAGCAGTTTGCTTTCCCGTTGAGAGTCTCATCTTCTATGCCCTTGGCATCGCAGCGATTATGAGTAAACATAAGGTTGAGTTTTTAGAAGCCCAACGTTTCACTTATGTTTACGGTGATGACCTAATTGTTAGTCTCGAACACCATGAGGCTATCAGTCAGTACTTTCCGAAGTTCGGCTTAATGCTGAACGATGATAAGTGCTGCACAGCAGGATTCTTTAGAGAATCATGCGGATTCGATGCCTATAGAGGCACCGATGTTACCCCTACGAAGATTCGTAGTGTGTGGGTGATGAAAGCATCACGTCTAAGTCCTGAAACCCTTATGTCGTATGTAGCGTATTCAAATGCGCTATATGCTAAAGGGTACTTCATAACAGCAAAATACATTGAGGATGAGGTTCTAAAACTCCATTCTCGTACCCCCTTCTTTTCTAAGGAAGGGGGCTGTATTTCGTTTGTGCGAAGCGACAAGTGCATCAGAACCTTAAATAAACTTCGTAATGTCAAGACTCGCTGGAATGCGAATCTTCACAGACACGAGGTCTTAGGTCAGTATGCCGCTGCATCCAAAAAGAGGATGCGCAAAACCGATTGGGAAGAGCTTCTCCGATGTGAATCGCAGAAGCCTGATGATCAAACTGGGCGTTTAGCCCAGTTTGAACTGAATCACTCTAATCTAGGGGCTGATTGGCTGGCTTTTGGCCAGTCTCTCGACTCCTTGGTTCATTGTAATCCAGATCAGGACGCATTGGTAGCGTCTCCCTGTAATACGGTACTTGCCGAGCCAGGACTATATCCGATACCTCATCGGTATAGACTACAATCGAGGTGGACGGCCATCCCCTGATAATGGGGGTGACCTTTGTTAGGTGTCT